ATGCGCGTCTCTTCGTCATTGTAAAAAATCGTCTCGCCACCCCAGTTAGGCGACCACTTTGCCTGGGGATAGTAAATGAACGTGTAGTTGCCTGGCTGGCGCGCATCGACATGAACAGTGCCGTCCATGCCGTAGCACATGCCGTTGGCGTAGCAGCGAACGAGTGTGTGATCTTTCAGATAATGCTGTTTCAACGTCGCCCACACGACGTGCATCAGCTCGTGCTTCTGCTTCAGCTCGTCGGCGGCATCGTACTCCTTCTCGATACTGATGTCGCGAAAGCCGGCAAAATGCTTGTGCAGAAACGAGTACGCGTCGCGACGCTGATTTGATTTCCAACCCGTCTCCCAACCTGGCGCGGCAAGGTAGTCGAAAATCTTTTTTCGATCGTCCTCCTTGAAGATACGATCGAAATGCCGCGGCTTTGCACGTTCAACTATTTTGTCGAGCATCAATAAAGGTTCCCCATGCCGTACTGTGGAAACGGCTCATTCTGTTGCGCAAACGGATCCGGCGGATGTCCTTGCGCCATGCGGCCATAACGATAGCCGGCATTCATGCCCTGTGCTGCCATCGCGCCGGCATTCGCCGCCGGCGCAATCGGTTGCGGCGTCGGCGTCACCGGCCCGCCGCCGGTAAAGACTGGAGGTCGCGCGCCCATCGTTGGCTGCGGTCGCGCACCCATTGGCGGCCGCGCCATCGGTGGCGCCAACGCTATTGCCGGCGCTCCTGCTGGCGGGCCTGCCGGCGCTCCTGCTGACGGGCCTGGCGGCATGCCTGATGACATGCCTGGCGGTGCGCCTGGCGTGCCTTGCATCATCGCCATCGCGATCGCGTCTCGCATCGGGCTTCTGGTCAATGGCATATCACTGCCTCACGGTTGGGAATGGTTTCAATGCTGCCTGGCGCTCACGAAGGGACTGCTGGCGCTGCTGGAAATTAGAACGCTGCGCCATGTCGGCGCTACGCTGCTGCGCGTCAACTTGTCTCTGTTGCGCAGCCTGCGTGTTAAGCACCATTTTTTGGTTGCCTTCCGCGATCTTTTGCTCATGCGCGGCGGCATCCAAGCGGCCCCTCTGTTGGATCTGTTGTGCCTTAGCCAATTCGGTCTGCCGCTTGCTCTCGGCCTCGAACATCGCAATCCTGAATTCATTCTGCTGCTTTTGTTGCTCGCGCTGGTTCTCGCCTTGCAGCTTAGCCATATCGAATTGCGCCTGCGCTTGATCGCTGGCTTGTTTCGCCTCGATCTTCTTTTGCTCGATCTGCACCTGTGCAGTGATCTTTTGCTGCTCAGCCGTCTCCTTCGGCGAACCTTGCATCTGCGCCGCCTTCATTTCGATCTGCTCAACCAGGTTGTCGATCGATCCGTCCAACGTGCGCCCGACGCGGAACGGCGCCACCGAAAACTTGAGCAGCTCGCCGCAGAATTCTGCGGCTCCTGGTTCCGACGCGATTAGCGCCGCAAGCTGCGGCAACAGCGACGACATCATGCCCATGAATTCACCGCGGCGCTGCTTCTCTGCGTTTTCGTCGGCCTGGATGGTGCTGTCGGTTTCGATGTCGAGGATCATCGTCGTAGTGCGATAGTCCTTCAGGAATTTTGAGACTTGCTCCTGTGTTGGTTTCTGCTGCTCATCCTGCAAATTCTGTTGTGCCATCATGAACTGCTGTTGCAGCTGGTGCTGCATTTGCGGGTTCTGCTGCGACATCTGCTGCGCTTGCGGGTTCATTTGCTGGATCTGCTGCGCCTGCTGCGCCTGCTGCTGCATTTGCATAATCTGCTGCTGCATCGCCTGGGTCTTCATCATCTGCTGCGCGGCAGTCGGGATCTCCATCTGCGACATATACAGCATCGTATCGAATTCAAAATTCGAACACATGATCTCGGCGGCAATCTCCTCGATGTCACGCGCCAGGCGCACCATTTCGCCCTGCTTGTCGCGAATACGAACGCTGCCGTACTGCGCTTTGATCTGCTGCGCGCCCAGCGTTTCGTTGGGATCTGTGGCGCCACGCATGATGTCGCTCAGTCCCATAATTTGGTAAATGTCCTCGATCACTTGCTTGCGCACAGCGATCAGTGCCGTGATGGTGTTGGCGATCATGTCGATCGGCAACCAGATGATCACCTCTTTCGAACCGCCGAACGCTGCCCAATTGGAGATCGGCACGAGCACGCGTGAGTTGGATCTGGTCTTGACCGCAGCCTCAACCGCATCTGACAGCTCGGCGCTGCCGGCGGGATAAAAGCCCTTCACCTCGAGCGCGCTCGACAGCGCGTGGATCCTGGCGGTGAGGGTGTTCACCTCATCGAGCTGATCCTTGTATTGCAGCACATCGGGTACCGGGATCAGCGAACCTGGCTGCGTCGCACTGTAGGCCGGCTTTGGACACGGAAAGAAGTTTTGCAGATCCGCCAATTCTTTCGGGTCCGCCTTATCGAGGATCTCTTCACAACCCTCGCCGACCCAGATCACCTTGTTCATGCCCTTGTGCCAGATCTCCCAGACCTTGGCGCGTTCGCGACTGTCAGCGCCGCCGACCTCTTGGCTCTCCTTGCTGACCTTGTATTCAAGCTTCTGATATTCGTCCTCGCTGTACTGCTTGAAGCGCTTCGCCGCTTGCGGTCGCGTCATGTAGCTCGCAGCTGCAACCCAAGGCATTTCGCGCCAGTTGCGCACCAAGGCGTGCAAAAAATCCCTGCGATGTTTGAAGTCGACACAGACATACTCAGCACTGTCGTCAGTCGCCGGCTCATAACGACACCAGGCAACTCCGCGGCTGAATGTCGCCAAGTCATCGCGCACCAGCATCAACAGATCGTTGATGCGCGTAAGATCGAACGCCACTATGGAGCAACGCTCGAGCAGCTCACTCGTCACCTGGTAGAGCGGCCGGCGATCTTTGAATTTTGGCACCACCACCGGTACCGGCGGCTTGGCGTAGATTGACGGCTTGAGGATCTCGAGGTTGGCCCAGAAGAGATTAAATTGCCGATCGCGCGTTTGGTTTCGCAGCTGATCCAAGTTGGCGTAGAGCTTCTCAATGTTGTCGCAGGTTTCATTCCAAGTCTCGAGCGCCTTCTCGCTCTCGCGCAGTAAGTTGAGCCACGCCTCGGCCTTCTCAGGCTCTTCAGCGGGATTGTACTGCTTGTCTTCAGAGCGCTCGTCGTCGCCTGTCGCCGGCAGCTCATCGCGGACAGTGTCGCCTAACTGCCTGGTGTCATCTTCGGCCATCTTCCCTCACCGTCTCAACAAGAGCCGGTGTTGACGCGGGCTGTATTGGGTCTGAAGTCTGTGTTGGGTCTGAAGTCTGTGTTGGATCTGGAATTGGTATGGGCTCAACCGGCATTGAATTGCTGAGACGCTCTAGGCGATCTGCGCCCTGCAACAACGTCACCGATATTTTGCCTGACCGCTTGCGAACCTGGCGCGCTTGCTCGCGCATGCTGCGCACCAGGTCAATGTCGTATTGGCGATCGGCCGGCGTCATTGGCGTCCCTAGAATTCTCTGCGTCCTTGATCACCTTCTGCACAAGGTCATATTGCTGCGGTATACCATGGATGCTGTCTTCGGCGATACGGGTGATCATGTCGACCGCGGCTTCCTTTGTCCTGGCGCCGTAGCAAATCGCCATCTGCAAAGTGACCGCCAAAATTGAAATAGTGTCGCCAGGATGCACTCCAACAAACGTCGCAAACAAAGCTCGACTAGCTTCGACCTGCTGCTTTGGCGTCATCATTTGCCACCTCAATTGATTTGTCGCCCTTCAGTGCTCGATCGGCCGCATCACAGATCGTCTCGACGGTAACGCCTTCCGTCTTGCGTTGATCCGCAACCCATGCAGCAAAACCCAGCAGCAGCTCGTAACGCATGCGGGCACTCGCCAGCTCGGCGTGCAAATCAGCGGCCGGGATATCGAGCGTTGCTGCATACTGTTGATCGCGCGTGACACGCTTGGGAATGCTCATCGGTACTCCGTATGGTGTAATTGCGTCGTTACCTGAGAACCACTGCGCGCCTGGTACGCGATCGCCTAGTGTGCGCATCACAGAGTGATCCTTCCCTTTGGCTGCTCCGCCGGCGGTGGGATTGTGAAGCCCTCTGATTTTGGTCGCACTGTCTCTTTCCGCTCGGCGTAGCGCCAGGCTAGTGACAAGTACCGAAACGCTGCGGCAGGATGCGCCGTCCAGTCATGCACATCAGTCGCCCGAAATGCTTTCTTCTCATCGTCCCACTCCCGGCGGTATTGCTCGAGCGCTGCAACGCCAGTCTCCTCAGTGCGCGTATGAAACACACACAGCGGCAACGTCCGACGAACGGCGTTGATCCCATCTTGGAAAGTCGCCCATGGCACCAAGAGTGGCTTAAGACCGAACTGTTGCATCGTCTCGACGCGTGTTCTGCTCGTGCCCCATTCCTTGACCTTCGCATCGTGCGGGACGTAGTCGTTGCCATCCACCCAGCCGAATTGCTTTTGACGCAGCTCAATTTGCTCAGCGAAATGTGGCAGGCCGCCACCGCTAACGGCGTAGTGATCGAGCACCAGGATCTGCGGGCCGGCGACCTGGAACCACCAGACGCTGGTGTCGTCTCGCATGCCGAGATCCCACGCACGATGTACCGGCAAGTCAGGATCGGCATTGAACTCGAGGATCCTACTCTCGTTTCGTACCTCTTGCATTTCCAACGCGAAGTACGCGCCAAGAATTGCCGCGACCCAATCGCAGAAGTATTCCTGCGAGTATTGAGCACGGCCGACGTCAGCACCGTAGAGCGCCTGGTACTCGCGAAGTGTTTCAGCGAGCTGAGCCTTGCTGAGTTGACCAGTGTCATCAACAGTCAGCAGCTCGCTGAACCATTCGCCAGGCGTACGCTTCGCGTGATTGAACATCGCGTGAGCGTGATTACGGCCGCGAGGCGTAGTGACGAATATGGCCCACCCATCGTTCTCCTCGAGCATTGGCCGGTGATAGCCCCAGGCTGACGGGTTCGCGAGCGCCCACTCGCTGTACACAATGCCGACAACACTGGCGCCGACAGTCGTGTCGTAGCTATCGCTGCCGACAACCTGCCAGGTGCTGCCGTTGTGAAAGCGAATGAACATTTCATTGTCATTGGTGTTGGCGCGCAGCTCATGCGGAAACACTTCA